GGACAGAGCTTTTGAAGAAGAAGTCCTCTTCACTGGCTTTGGCACTGCGCCGACCAAAGGCGAGGGTGCTGCGGTTTCTTATGACGACGCACAGGAAAGCTACACGGCCCGTTATACTGCGGAAACCGTTGCGCTTGCCTTTGCTGTTACGGAAGAAGCTATGGAAGATAACCTGTATGACACGTTTGCAAAGCTTCGTGCCAGAGGTCTTGCCCGTGCGATGGCAAACACCAAGCAGGTTAAAGCCGCTAACATTTTCAACAATGGTTTCTCTGATACCATTGGTGACGGTGCTGCGTTCTTCTCGGCTGCTCATCCGACCATTTCCGATGGTAATCAGTCCAACCTTCTGGCGGCTGCTGACCTTACGGAAGCAACCCTTGAAACTGCGCTTACCAGCATTCAGAAGCTCAAAGATGATCGTGGCATTCTGATTGGCGGCAGTGCTGTTTCTCTGCATGTCCCTGTTGATTCGTGGGCGATTGCGGATCGTATTCTTTCATCGCCGGGTAACACTCAGACGAGTGCTGCACAGGCTAACCCGAATACGAACGCCATCAATGCCACCCGTCACATGGGTATGGTTCCTGAAGGCTACTTTATCAATCGTCGGCTTACCGACACTGATGCCTACTTCATCAAGACTGATGTTCCGAATGGTGCGAAGATGTTCGTCCGTTCGCCGCTTCAGACGAAGATGGAGCCGGACTTTGATACGGGTAATCTTCGGTTCAAGGCACGGGAGCGTTATAGCTTCGGTGTTTCGGATTGGCGTGGCTACTTCGGTAGTGCCGGTTAATAGAGTATGTGGGGGAGTGGTCTTCGGATCACTCTCCTACTGCTTTACGTAAAGGAGAGATTATGGCTTCAAATATTAAAGTTGCAATAGCAACTGGAGATGCTGTTCTTAAATATGTAGATACTGACACAACTGTTGGAAGCAACGGAACTGCTGATGCTAACATTCCAAGCACGACACGCATTGTAGCTATTCATGCATTGGCAACAGCGGCTGGTTCCTATTCGATCAAAGGTCAACGTCAGATTACAAATAAGACTGCCGAAGGTACAGCTATTAAGTTTCAGGTAGCAGCCAACGAAGCTTCGGATATTTATATCGGAGACATGGGTGTTGCGGTTTATGGTGTGGTCAGTATTTCTGGTCCCACTGATGGTTGCGTTCTAACTGCTATGCTTGGCTAGTCATGCCTGACTACGCATATTTAAAATCAGATTTAATTAATACGACTGAAAACGACTCAACGGAGTTTGCAACGCAGATTCCCTTTTTCATTACCAAAGCAGAATTTCGCATCACAAAAGATATTGATGATGTGGGTTTGGATGAATACACAACCGTTTCAGTTTCATCAGGGAATGCAGGTGCCGTTCCGCTGAATGATCGTGTACGTATTGTTCGTAACGTAAACTATACTGTAAGTACAGGAACCACTGTAACCAATTTGCTGCAACGAACTGTTGAGTATGCAAATGATTACTGGCCTGTAAGTGCATCCACAGGCACCCCTAGATATTATTCACGGCGTACTAACTCAAGCATTAAGATAGTACCTACACCAGTTTCAGCAACCACTGTTGAAATACAAACGGCATCACAACCGCTTGCATTGGCATCGGCAACAGGCACAAGTGTTACAACCAGTAACTACTTTAGTGAATACTGTTACGATGCCTTATTTTATGGTTGCCTTATAGAAGCTACCATGTACATGAAGGATTGGGAAACTCTTCAGGTATGGCAAACAGAATATCAAAACGCAATTCAAACCCTCCGTAATCAGGCTCGCAGAACTAGACAGGACGACATGGAAGTTGCAGCTTCTCCTGCTGGCGGTCCTAATACAATTACTCAAGCAGGATCATAAGGAGAATATAAATGGCAAGGTTTGTACGTAAAATTCTAAATCCAAAAGAAGTTACTAGAAGATTAAAGGGTAGGGGAAAATCGCCATCCAAACAATCTGGTACACCGGGCGGCAATATACCACAGAAAAGCAACAAAAAACCAACATCAAAACCTATTGATGATGAAAAGGGTCGTGGTCGTGGCAAGTTTCAAAAAGGTTCTGCTCCTGCTCCACAGAATCAAAATGTTTCTACAAGAGTTGAAGACGATGCAGCAGACTTTGTTAATAAGGGTGGTGCTGGTAAAGTAGAATCCCGTGGTGGTCGTATGGTTCGTGGGACTGTTGGTGATGGCAATAAAAGCAGTTCTGAAGCTGGTAAAGAAAAAGCAAGACTTTCTAAATTTATAAGAGAAAGTGATGATAAAGAAGCAGTAAAGAAAGCAAAGCGTAAGCTTGCACAAATGAATAGAAACGATGAAGTTGCTACAGATAAAGCAAGAAGTTCTGCTGCTAAAACTAGACGAGCTACTGCTGAAAAAAATAGAGGTAAAATTAAAGACCCTGCTGGACACTTTATGCAAACAGGGGAGATTGTAGAAGGCTTTAATCCTACTCCTAATCAAATTAAAAAAGCAAATATGAATGCAGGTAGGCGTAAGGCAATGCCTAAAAAAGGTGGCGGCTACATGAAAAAGAAAATGTCTGTCGGCGGTCCACTAAAGATGGTAGAAAAGAATGGTAAAAAAGTTCCGTTCTATGCTGCTGATGGTGTAGGTAAGATGTCTAAAGGTGGCAAAGTTAGTAAATCAATGGGTGAAGATCGTACCAGTGTTCCCAAAAGCTTGTCAGCAAAAGCTCAATCTAAGAAACCTGTAAAGAAAAAGATGGGCGGCGGTAAAGTTTACAAACGTAAGTATGGTGGCAAGACTGTTTCTGCTAATGATGGTGACAGTTTCGTAGCCGCTTATTATGACTAACCGTTCCTCTATAGGAAAACAAATCACTCGTCCCGGTAAAGTTAAAAAAGTAATGGGCGAGTATAAGCGGGGCAAACTTAAAAGTAGTTCCGGTAGAAAAGTTAAGAGTAAGAAACAAGCAGTTGCCATCGCACTTAGCGAGGCACGTAGAAAGAAACGTAAAAGGAGAAGTTAGATGGGACCGCATACACTTATTAAACGCCCACATAATCTGGATGAAATTGTAGGCCGTCCTACTGGACAGGGCTATGGTGCTGCACGTAAGGGACCGGCTGTAAAGGGACCGCCAAAGGATGTTGTAGTTGACGAAGACTACGAACAGGGCAAAGCTTTTAAAGTAGAAGACTAATCATGGTTGCAAGAGATCAACTCTTAAAAGCTATTGAACAGGTTGAAAGCGGAGGACGCAGAGACGCTGTTAGTCCTAAAGGTGCCAGAGGTCGTATGCAGGTTATGCCAGCAACGGCACGGCAACCGGGATACAGAGTTAAACCTGCTCGTGATGAAAGCGAAGAAGAGTATACCAGAGTTGGTAAAGACTATGCTATGGCATTGCTTAAAAACTATGGTGGTGATCTTGAGGCTACACTTGTTGCCTATAACTATGGACCGGGAAATGCTAACAAATGGATAGCTTCTGGTAGAAATAAAAGCGATCTTCCCAAAGAAACCAGAGATTATATTACCAAAGTTGGCAAGCAACTTGGAGGAAAAAACATGGCAACTAAAAAACAACTTACCGATCAAAGAAAAGCTTTGCAGCGTAAGGTGCGTAGTGGTAGTGCTACTGACGCTGATAAAAGAAAATTAAAACGTATTCAAATTGAATTGGGTTCTAAGGGTAAGACTACAGCTAAAGCAAAAGCTTCTGCATCTAAAGTAAAGAGACGGAATACTTCTCTTCAACGTGAAGCTGCTTCAAGAAAGGCGGAAGCAGGTCGTAGAGCGGCTCTTCAACAATTAATGGAAGACTCTCTCCCACTAGATGAAGACGTTGCAGGTAGAGCTTTAGATCAAGGCGCATATGCTAAGTATTCAGAACCACAACGAGCCGCTCTCTAGAAGGCACTACAAAGAGAACGTACTCCTTCAGACTTTGAAAGAACACCTCAACGTGGAGGAGCGTTTATAGGATCACCCCCTCTTCAACGTAGAGCAGACGATATAGCTTTACCTTTTAATAGAACCACAGGTAATAGGGGTACGATGCGTCCTCCTAATGTTGATCCTGATCTTCAACGTGGTGTAAGTCGTGTACCAAGAGGAGATATGAGAATTGGTCCTTCCTCTCCAGAAATTACTGAAGCACAGTTTTCTTATACTGATCCCGGTACGATTCCTACTGAAGACCAATTTAGAGCTATGAGAGACACTCCAAGAGGAAGCGATACTCCTATAAGAGAAAATACGCAAGCCGATTATGTATCCAGTGGTGGTCGTGGTAAGATGGCTGGTAATAAAGGTTATGAAACTCTTCGTGAGTATTTTATTGAAGACATGACACCTCGCAAATCTAATGTGATGACTCCTTTTGGTATTATTGAAATTGACAGTACTCAGGAAGGAATGTTTCCTGAAGAAGGTATGTACAGTGAAAAGAAGGGTGGCCGCTTAAAAAAGAAGAAGCGTGTTGCTCGTAAGAAAGCTGCACCTAAAAAGAAAAAGGTTGCTGCAAAGAAGAAGCCTGTTGTGCGTAAGAAAGCTGTTGCAAAGAAGCCGCCCATGCGTAAGAAGACTGTGGCTAAAAAACCTGCTGGTCGTAAACGTGCAGC